CGGAGGAAATTTCTGAAATGGCTAGTATAATTAGAATCAAACGATCATCGGGTACAGCCAAACCTGCTAGTTTGAACTGGGGTGAGATGGCGTATGTCACTGGTATTGGTAGTTTTGGTGGCACAAATCAATACAAAGACAGAGTTTTTCTAGGGGACGATGGTACAAATGTTAATCCTATAGCAGGACATTTTTATACGTCGATGATGGAACACGCTGCTGGTACGATAGCAGGTGTGACAAATGCTCGTAACAGTGATGGTGGTATTGTAGCAATTCTTGATAGTGATCGAAAGGTAGATTTGTGGAATGTAGATAATATTAGAATTGATGGTAATGAAATATCATCGCAAAATACTGATGGTGATATAACACTTAATCCAAATGGTTCAGGTGATATAATGATACCTGATGACACTTTCTTGGGATTTGGTGGCGGTGTAAATGGAACAGCAGCACCTGATGCAACTATAGAATATGATGAGAACGGAACAGATGAATTAAGATTTGCTGGAGCAGATGTAAGATTTACTAGCAATAAGGTAATTATTGATAATACATTAGTTACTTCAGGTAATGCTACATTTGATAAGATAAAAATTGATGATAATGTCATTTCTTCTATCTCTGGTTCAGATAATAAGATATTCATTGACCCATTCCCCGATGGTTTAAGTAATGAGGGTGATGTAATCATCAAGGGTAACTTACAAGTTGATGGTACCACTACAACTGTTAACTCAACACAATCAACTGTAAACGATCCAATAATGACAGTTGGCGATGTTACCAGTACTAGAACTGTGATGCAAACAGTTGCTAGTGGTGTTTCCACAGCGATCTTAGATGATATAGTTGGTATCGCTCAAGATGATCTTGTTGCTGGAACAGGATTACCTAATAGTGGTGTTACAACTGTTACTGCTATCAACGCAAGTGCGAAGATGATTACCTTTACAGGTACTACAACTGCAGGAATTTCAACTGGATCACAGTTTACAATTACACATGCAACTGATACTAATACAGACCGTGGATTAAGTTTTAAATATAATACTGCATCTGGCACATCAAATACAAATGAGGGTTTCTTTGGATTTGATGATAGTTCAATTGCTTCAAGCACTGCTGGTGCTGGAAATCATGGCACACACGGTGATGACAGTCGTAGATGGACTTATGTTCCTGACGCTACGATTAATGCTAGTGTTGTATCTGGTACGAAAGGATTCTTAGACATTAAAGGTATCTACTATCAGTCTGGTGACTTTAATTCAGGTGGTGTTGTTTGGTTTGATGATACTGGTTTACAGAGATCTACAAATAACCCTGCATCTCCTGTAACAACATCAAAACAAGTATTAACTGCTATTACTAAAAATACTTTAGCATTAAGTGCAGCGATTACTGCTGCTGCAGGAGATATAATTAAACAGGACGTTACTGGTGCCTTTGGTGTTGTGGAAAGTGGAGTAACTGGTGCAACATCAGTTAATTTGATTGGTGTTGAAGGCACATTTAACACATCTAACAATCTAAGAAAAGAGGGAAATAGTGGTGCGATAGCAAATCTATCATCAGTTCCTAATACTGTTAGTGTGATATATACAAACAAACCACATTGGACATCGACTCTCGATGGAGGAACTTTTTAGATGCAACCAAACAGTGAAGTGGACGTTAATGTACTCGTCAACTTATATCATTCTAAATTAGCAGCAGCATTAAATCAAAATGTTTTATTAGAGGCAAAATTACAAACTCTAAAAAATGATTTTGAGAAGGAACGTAATGAATTGCTTGAAGAAATCGCAAATCTTAAAGGTGAGCAATAACCATGCCAAGAAATAGAGGACAACTTATCAACTACGGTTTGCGTCAATTAGGAGCACCTATCTTAGAGATTAATATTGACGACGATCAACTTCATGATGCTGCTAGTGACACTATCCAAATATACCAAGAACGTCACTATGATGGTATTGAAAGAATGTATCTCAAGTATAAAATTACTCAAGATGACATTGATAGAGGCACAGCAAAAGGAACAGGTGGTGTTGGAATAGTTACTACAAGTGGTATATCAACAAATACAGCAACTACTGTATCAAGTGAATTTTATGAAACTTCAAATTTTTTAGCAGTTCCAGAAAATATATTAGGAGTTAATCGAATATTTAAATTTGATAGTAGTTCCATTTCTGGTGGAATGTTTAGTATAAAATATCAATTGTTTTTAAATGATTTGTATTATTTTAATTCAGTGAATTTACTACAATATGCAATGACAAAAACATATCTTGAAGATATTGATCATTTACTAACAACTGAGAAGCAAATAAGATTTAATATGAGGCAAGATAAATTATATTTGGATATTGATTGGGGAGCAGAACAAGTTGGTGATTTTATTGTTATAGATTGTTTTCGTGCATTAGATACAGAAAAAATATATGATGATCCTTTTGTTAAAAGATATTTTACTGCGTTAATTAAAAAACAATGGGGGCAAAACCTATTAAAATTTAGAGGAACAAAACTACCTGGTGGTATTGAACTTAATGGAAGAGAAATTTATGATGAAGGAGTAAAAGAATTACAACAATTGAGGGATAGATCAGCAATGGATTACGAAATGCCTCCTCTAGATTTTATTGGGTGATGGATAATGGCATTAAATCCGTATTTTCAGCAAGGGACTCAAGGTGAGCAAAGATTAGTACAAGATCTAATTAACGAACATCTTAAAATTTATGGTGTAGAAGTTACATATATTCCAAGAAAATTTGTAAACAAAGCAACAATTATTGAAGAAGTTACCGCATCTAAGTTTGATGATAACTTTGCAGTAGAGATGTATGTAAATTCTTACGACGGATACTCAGGTGCTGGCGATGTTCTAACTAAATTTGGTATGAGTTTGAGAGATGAAGTCGAACTCACTGTATCAAAGGAAAGATTTGAAGAATTTATAGCACCTTTTCTAGAATCTTCAGATGATATTGAATTATCATCAAGACCAAGAGAGGGTGATCTGGTATTTTTTCCATTAGGTGCAAGATTATTTGAGATAAAATTTGTAGAACATGAGGATCCATTCTATCAACTAGGTAAAAACTACGTATATAAACTTAAGTGTGAGTTATTTGAGTATGAGGATGAAGTTATTGATACATCAATTGATCTTATCGATACTCAGGTTCAAGAGGAGGGATATATTTCTACATTACAACTTGTTGGAGTGGGTAGAACTGCAACAGCGGTTGCTTCTATTGATACAGGATATATTCGTGAAATATTTTTAAATAACGATGGTTCTGGTTTTACAGGCACTCCAACAGTTGCGATAAGTACATCACCTAGTGGACAATCAGGTGATAATGCAACCGCTGTTGCGTTCACTACAGAAAGAGCAGGTGTCAGATCTGTTGAGAAAATATTACTCACAAATGCTGGTGCAAATTATACAACTCCTCCTATAATTTCTATTTCAGGTGGTGGTGGAACTGGTGCTGCAGCAACATGTTCAATCAATACATCATCTCAAGGTGTTGTTAGATTTGTTATGACAGAAAATGGTATTGGATTTGGAACGGTGCCAACTGTAACAGTCTCTGTGCCACCTGCAGGTATTGCAAGTGATCGTGCAGTTGGTATCGCATCAATTGGTGATGCTGGTAATGGTTTCAATCGTGTAAATTCAATCTTTATATCAAATCCTGGTATAGCTTATACCACGACACCAACTGTTACAATTTCAGATCCTGAAACAATTAGTGGAATTGGCACATATCTATTCAATGAAACCGTTGAAGGTCAGAGATCAAAAACAAGAGCAATAGTCAAAAATTGGGATCAAGATACTGGAATATTATCTATTTCCAATGTTGGTATTGGAACAACCACACTTGGTTTCTTCAAAGGAGAGGACATAAAAGGTCTTACATCAGGTGCTTTATTCAGTGTAGGAATTTATGATAAGGATGATAGTACCGATAAATATAATGAAGGTGACATATTTGAGACGGAGGCAGACGCTATTCTCGATTTCACGGAGTCTAATCCATTTGGTACATTCTAATGCTAGGAAATTACTTTTACCACGAAATAATAAGAAAAACAGTTATTGCATTTGGCACATTGTTTAATGATATTCATGTGCGTCATGATGATCAAGTTGGTAATCCATTATCAGAATTAAAAGTTCCCATTGCATACGGTCCGAGACAGAAATTTTTAGCAAGGATTCAACAACAACCAGAATTAAATAAAGCAACACAAATTTCATTACCAAGAATGTCATTTGAGATATCAAGCATATCTTATGATGCATCAAGAAAAGCAGGTATAACACAAACATTTAAAGCAGCAGATAGTGAAGATGGTAATAAAATGAAAAAAGTTTTTATGCCTGTTCCTTATAATTTGGGTTTTGAGTTGAATATACTCGTAAAATTGCAAGATGATGGATTACAAATATTAGAACAGATATTACCCTTTTTTCAACCAGGTTTTACTTTATCAATTGATTTAGTAAAATCTATTGGCGAAAAAAGAGATATACCAATGATATTAAACTCTATCAGCCAACAAGATGATTATGAGGGAGATTTTTCAACAAGAAGAGCGTTAATATACACATTATCATTTACTGCAAAAACCTTTATGTTTG